GTGGCCAGCATCACCAAAATCGGCAACCGCTGGCGTGCGCTGGTGCGCCGCAAAGGGTATCCATCATATTGCAAGACGTTTGGCGTCAAGGCGCACGCCGAGGCGTGGGCGCGGCGCATCGAGAGCGAGATAGACGGCGGCTCATCCCCGCGCGCCGAGGCGGTGCTGGGCAAAAAATTGACCGTGGCCAGAGTCATCGACACCTATGTGGAGATGCGCGAGCAGTCAGGCCGACCCATCGCCGAATCCGCAAGCGAGTATTTCCAGCTGGCCTGCCTGAAACGGCTGCTCGGCACCAGTGATGCGGCAAACCTATCGGTAGATGATGTCGTGGGGTTCTGCCGGGTCCGCTCGGAAGAGGGCGCAGGCCTGTACACGATCAACATGGACGTTTCCAAGCTCGGCACGGTGATGCGGTACGCGGCGCCCATGCTCAAGGTGAAGCTGCCCGATGTTGTGCACGAGGCCAGGCCTCTGCTGTCGCACCTAAAACTGATTGGCGGCGGCGGCGTGCGATATCGCCGCGCAGAGGGCACGGAGCTGCCCGACATCCTTGCGCAGCTGGCGAAGCGGCGCGGCCAGCGGTATGCAGATGCTGTGCAGTTCGCCGCGCTTACCACCATGCGGCGCAGCGAGTTCACGCGGATCGTCTGGGCCGACGTGGACGAGGCCAAGCGCCTGGTGCTCGTGCGCGATCGAAAAGACCCGCGCAGTAAAAAAGGGAATAACCAGTGGGTGCCGCTGCTGGGGCCGGCGTGGGATCTGCTGCAGGCCCAGCCGCGCGATGACGAGCACGGGCGGATATTCCCCCTGCACCCTCAGACCTTGAGCAAGTATTTCAAGGAGGCATGCACGGCGCTGGGCATCGACAACCTGCGGCTGCACGACATGCGCCACGAGGGCACGAGCCAGCTATTCGAGGCGGGCTTTCAGGTGCCCGAGGTCGCCATGGTCACAGGCCACAAGAATTGGAAGCACCTCAAGCGCTACACGAATCTGCGGCCGGAGATGCTGCACGAAGGGCCGGCCGCCGTGCGCGCGGCGAACCAGGCCAGTGCGAAAAAGAAGGGCGAAGAAGATACACAGGCCGAGGGCTGAGCCCTCGACCTGGCCTACAGCGCTGCACGCGAGCGGCAATTGTCGATGTACTCGGCCACGTCGCGGTAGTCCGCAAACCGCTTGCCGCCGTCTTTGTAGGTGGGGATGGGCAAATCGCCGTCGCTGATGCGGTTCAGCAGCGCGCCCGGGGTGATGTTCAGCAGCGCGGCCAGCTGCTTGGAGTCCAGCCGCATGCCGTACTTTTCCACCACGATCATTTGCGTTACCAGGCTCATGCTGGCACCTCCTCTTGTGCGGGTTGGACGATGGCATCGGCCCGGATGGTGCCGGCCAGGATGCACGCGGCCAGCTGGTGCGCGCCGTCGAACACTTGGGCAGCGATATCGCCGTTTTCGACCAGCAAATCGGCGGACAGGTCCGCAGCCGTTGCCAGCTGCGCAGCCCAGGCCGAGTCCCAGCGGGCGCCGTCGCAGGCCATTTGCACCACGATGGCCAGAGAGTGGTGCAGTCCATGCGCGTTGCGTTTTTCGGGCGGCATGCGGGCCGCCACTTCGGCGCCGATACCCACCAGTTTTGCCAGGTAGGCCAGCAGCTCCCGCTGCTCGCTGCCGTGGTCAGCCATCAGCATTGCCACTGACTTTTCGCGCAGTTCGCGGGCCATGGCGCGCATGGCGTGGCCACGCCAGATGGGCGCGCCCTGGGGGTTGTAGTGCTTGCGCTTTGTGTGCTTTTTCATGTTGTCAGGCTCCCTGGTCGCACAGGCCATATGCCGAGGCGCAGGCGGTCGGTTCATCGAGACTGGCCAGCAGGTCAAACTGCCGGCCGCCGCGCGTGGTCTTGGCCCACTCGATGCGGGACCAGATATGCAAGTCGGCGAAGACCTGGCGGCGGTCTTGAGCGTTATGAGCATCGGCCATGAAGGTCGAATAGCCGCGCTTGGAACACATGCTCACGATGCGCTCCCATTCGGCTATGCGCTCGATGTGCTCGGGCCAGCGCACGGCGATCTGGCGCAGCTCGTCTTTGCCGCAGTTGATGCAGGGCATACAGCCGACCCGGCCCATGCCCTGCAGATAGAGGGGATTGGGCTGCACGCGCCGTGAGGCGGCCAGGTCGAACACCTGGGCGGCTGTCCAGTCCACGATGGGCCGGAAGATGCGCAGCAGCGGCGCCACGCGCTCGGCCTTCTTGGCATTGCGGCGGCGCTGGGATTCGTCGCGGCGCACGCCCTGCCAGCTGATGACGCGATGGCCGGCGTCCATCAGCTCCAGCTGAAAGCCCACGGCCACGTTGCGCTTCAACTCCTCGGTGCAGAACTGGGCCATGCGAGACGGGAAACGGCCTTTCCACATGCACAGATCAAGGAATGGGTTGCCGCTGGGGTGCATGACGGCCAGGGCGCGGCGCTTGGCCTTGTTCGACCAGCGCAGGCGGCGGCCGGCCTTGTCGCGCCCGGTGCGCACGTCACGGGCGATGAACATGCGCTTGGCCGCCAGCTGGCGGCTGAAGTCCGCGCGCAGCCGGTGGATGGTCACGCCCAGGGCCTGCTCCAGATAGGCCAGGTAGTCATAGACGGCCTGGTGCTCGTTGCCGGTGTCGCAGAAGATGGGGACCACGCTGCCGGGCGGGCAGCGCTCCAGGGCGAGCAGCAGCACGGCTGTGCTGTCCTTGCCGCCTGATACGGAAATGACGTGCTTTGTGCTCATGCCGTGGTCCCCATCGCCAGCCCCAGGGCTATCGGCCGCACCCATACCGGCTGCGCCGAGAGGATGAACGTTTCGCCGCTCAACGCGAGCAGCAGCGTTTCGCCCATGACGTGGGCGATGGCTTCGCCGGCCTCGCTGGGCACGGCATTGCCGATGCGCTCGCGCTTGGCCTGGTCGCTGGTGCCGTCCAGTTCCAGCAGTTCCTCGGGATCGACCAGGCTCTGCAGGGCCGCCAGCTCCAGGGTGGTGAAAGGGCGGTGCCATGTGCCGTCCTCGGACACGATGCGGCACACGAGCTTGTCAGCAGCTGCCGGCATGCGCGGATCGGCCACGCTCCAGCGGCCGTTGTCGTGGCATGCCGCGCCGCTGACGGCGCCGGCCTGGCTGTCCCACGGCACCACGCCGTAGTGGCCGCCCGTGGTGTACGCGGTGCGCTCGGCGTCCATGCCGCTGCGCGGGTCGGCCACGGCAAACGCGCCCTGGCCGGTGGTGCTGCCGCTGATGACGGTGCCGGCGTGAGTGCCGTAGGGTGTCACGGCGTACTTGCCAAAGCACGGGCCATCGCGGCGCGGATCTGCCACGGCCTGGCCGGTGCCGTGGGCACTGGTCACGGCCATGGCGGCACGGTCCCAGCGCACCACGCGATACTCGTTCGAGTGCTTGGCGGGGCCGTGGTGGCGCGGATCGGCCACGCTGTATGCGCCCTGGCCAGGGCCTTGCTGGCCGGCCACGGTGCCCATGCTTGCATCCCAGCGGCGCACGCCGTAGGCCTGGCCATCGGACCACAGGGCCGACTGCTCGAATCGTGGATCTGCCACCGCGAAATTGCCGCAGCTGGGCCGCCCCTTGCCGGTCACTGTGGAGCTGTGCCGCGTCCAGTCCTGCACGCCCAGCATGCCGGCGTGCATCTCGGGCACGATCAGATAGTCCCGCAGCGTGCCATCTTCGACGGCCAGCCGGTTGAGGCTGCGCCAGTCGCTGCCGGCCTGCACAAAGGCCAGGCGTACCCACGTTTTCCACTGCAGGCTGGGCACGCGGTGCATGGGGCCGGCGCGCAGGTCGCCGGGCAGGAGCATGCGGCCCAGCACGTCGCCCACGGCGCGCAGCGGCTTGCTGCGGGGCTGGTACAGGAACGAGGGCACCTTCTCGGCGTGGCGGGCCACCAGCAAGAAGCGGCGGCGGCTCTGCGCCAGTCCACCGATTTCGCCGCAGTCGTGCGTCGTCTCGGCCACCGCATAGCCGTATGCGCGCAGTAGGGCCACGATCTGGTCCAGCAGGTGCCGGCCGCGCGTGGCGATGCGCGGCACGTTCTCGAAAATCACCAGCTCGGGCGGGTCATCGCTCCAGGCCTCCAGCATCAGCCACACGCCGCGCAGCGTCAGGCGGTTGAGGGCCTGGTACTTGTCGGTTTTGCTCTTGCCCTCGGACAGCAGGCCGCTGAATCCCTTGCAGGGAGCGGACAGAAACACGATGTTCGGGCGTTCGCCGCCAGCTGCGCGCTGGATATCCGCGGCTGTGGCTTCGCGCCAGTCCGCTGGCGGCTCGGCGCCGTGGAACGTGCGGTATTGCTCGCGGTCGAACAGATCCAGCACGGTGCCGGGCACGCCGGCCAGGCGGCCGAAGTCCCGGATGCTGGCCGGGTCCACGTCGATGCCGCCCAGGCAGCGGAATTTCGCCTGCAGGTTGCCCACTCGGGGGCTGGCGCGGTTGAAGCCACGCGCGCCGCCGCCCAGGCCGCAAAACAGATGGAAGTGGCGGATTTCCACGGGGGTGGTGGTTTGCATGGTCATGCTCCCTTGCCTGTTGCCTGCGCTTCGCGGACGGCCCACCAGTCGCGGCTTGGATCTGCTGCGTTGTCGGCCTCCATGGCCACCATCAGAGCGATCAATGCCTTTCGCGTGCGGCTCGATTTGCCTCCTCCCGCACCAGGGACGCAAAACTCGACGGCTCCTCCTCCGTGTTCGTCGTAGACGCTTAGGTACACGTCGTTGTCGCTGTCCAGTCCAACGCGGATGTGTGCACTCGGGCTCATGTCGCCAATGCGGCCGATGTCGCGCATCTTTGGCCACACGACTGCCGCCTGCAGGGGCGGCGCGGCAGGAATGACCGAGGCGGCGAAGGCTCCGCGCATGTGGAGCATGTCGCCCAGCACCTGCATGGCTGTGTGCAAATCCTGCTCATGGTTGCGCACCTCGCGCACAGGGGCGGCGCCCCAATCGGCCACCGGCGTTTGCGCCAGATTGCCGGCCAGGCCGGCGCGCGTCGCCTCGATGGTGGCAATCAGCCACGCGAGGGTCAGTTGAGTGATGGTCTGGGCCATGGCTCAGGCCTCCAGACGTTCAACGCGCAGCACGGGGCGGCCGGTGGCCAGGTGCGCCAGGTTGCTGGCCGCGCTGGCGGTGGGTGCGCTCAAGTTGTGGGTGGGCAGCAGGCCGGCGTCGGCCAGCTGCTCCAGCTCGGCGGCCTCGATGTGCGGGGGAATGATGGTGGCGCGATAGGTACGCATGGCAGGGGTGGCGTGTTGCATGTTGGTCCTCTGTGGGTGGTGGTTGCGGGTTCAGGCGACCAGCTGCAGCTGGGCGGGGTGGGTTTCGGGGGTTGTGGCGCGCGGCTTGCGGGCGCGGCGCGGCTTCGCTGCGGCCAGGCGCTCGCGCTCGGCGGCGAACACGTTGGCCAGGTGGTCGGGCGGCGTGCGGTCGCTGCGCACGTAGTCGCCATTGATGGATCGGGCCCAGCAGTGCACGCGGGGCTCGGTGCGGCGGGCGGCGATGGTGATTTCGGGCATGGGGTGGCCTCCTTTGCGGGATCAGCGGGAAAAAACGGGGGAAGGGGTGGCGGCGGCGGGCTGGTAGAGCACCGAATCGGGGCTGTTGGGACTGCTCCAGTCCTCTGCCTCGTGCCTGCCGCGCCCGAAAAGGGCTCGCAGCGTCTCGCCGCGCAGGCGGGCCGTACAGTTATTGAAACCAGTCCAAGGGCGCGCCAGAGGCGCGCGGTCAGCGCCCATCGCAAGCGCTTTGCCGCTATCGGCATCCGTGCACGTTGCGGGGTCGAAAGTCTCGGTTTCCTTGGCCACGCTGCGCCATGAAATGCGGCGCGACACCAGCCAGCGGCCGGCGCGGGTTTCCAGGCCCACCACGCGGCCCTGGCCCGGGGCAATCTCTTCGCCGTACTGGTTCACGGCGCCGGCCGGCACGGGGCGGCGGGCAATGCTCAGGTGCCAGCGGCCACGGCCCACGCAGTGGCCGCCCATGGCTTCCATGTAGCGGCGCCAGTCGGCCTTTATGTCGTCGCTGTGCTTGTGGCAAGCGCCCCAGGCCTTCCAGGTGGCGCGGTCGCCATCCAGGCGCATGGTTTCGATCTGGTCTTTGCCCACGCGGCGCAGCTCGCGCCACACGCACACGCTCGGCATGCCAATGGCCTGAAACTGGCGAATGCCCCAGCACGCGGCCCAGGCGTCTACGCGGCGGTGGCCGGGCATATCGCCCTGCTCCACGTCCCACAGCTGGCCTTGCACCACATCCAGGTGGTCAGCCAGGGCCGCATGGCCCACGCTCTTGGCGATGTACTTGGCCACATAGCCGGCCGCGCCGCCCGTGGTCATGCGCTTGACGTTGATTCGATTCTTGGCCGCGCCGCGCTCGTCGCCATCGTCGGCCAGCCACTTGTCGCGGATGACCTGCTCAATGCGCTGGGCTGCGGCCTCATGCTCGGCCCAAACCAGCGCATGCCAATGGGGCGTGGCGTCGTGGTGGGGCTCGGCCACGCGGATGCCGTACATCCGCACGCCATCGCGGTCCAGTTGGGCACGCACGCGCTGCCATTTGTTGCGCAGCCACAGCTGCGCATCGCGCGGGGTGCTCACGCCGTCATAGCGGGGATTGGGGCGGGGCCGGCCGCCGCTGCCCAGCGTCACGGCGTGGAAACGGCTGGGCGCTGTCAGCGTCAGGAACAGGCCCACATGATTGCGGGCGTCTGCATATTCCTCGGCGCCACGGATGCGCGTCATCAGCTCGCCGCCGCGAATCACCGGGTTGGACGGGGACAGGGCCGCCAGCTCGGCCAGCGTGAACACCTGCCCGGCCTCGTTTTTGAACAGCGAGCGCTCCAGCGCCTTGGCGTTGCGCTCCACCTGCGCCGTGCGGCGGCGCACCGTGGCATTGCTGGCATAGCCGCCCGCAAAGCGGTTGACCACGCCCAGCTTGACGGCGCCGGCTTCCACCGTGCGCGTGACGTGTTTGCGCAGCAGGCGCCGCCACCACGCCGAATCCATGGCACGCCGAATGGCGGGCTCACCCACCAGCGGCGCGGACTCCTGCACGCCCATCATGCGCAGCATCAGCCGCACCAGGTCCACGCGCGCCGGCAGGTCCATGGCCTGGGCCTGGGCGCCCGAATCCAGCTCGGCCACCTCTTCGGCCAGGCGCTTGGCCATGGCGCATATCTCGTAGTCGCTCAGATTCCACTCGGCCGCATTGCCGTGGCGCGCTGCAAAGTCGTCAATGGCCACCAGCGCGTCAAAGCACGCCGCCCACTCGGGCAGATTGCCCGCGCCCAGCTTGCCCAGGCCCATGGCGCGGATGGGCTGCAGCCACTGCGGCGGCAATGCCTTCTCCAGCGCCTGCATGGCGGCTTGCACCATGTGCGGGCGGGGCTTGTGGCGCTTCCACTCCTGCTGCGATGCTGTGCGCAGGCGGCGGCCGGTGGGCTTGGCGTTGAGCAGCGGGGACATGGCTAGTTCCGCAGGGTGAGCGAGCGCAGCCCGGCCAGCTCATCAGCCAGATAGCGAAGCTGCGCCTTGATGGCCGTGCGCTCGGGCGGCGGCAGCTCGCGCCATTCGCGGTGGGCCAGCTCTTCCATCTCGCCTTCGATGCCCGCCAGCAGCACGGCCGTCATGCGCGTGCTGATGTGCAAGCTGGTCCACTCGCGCGCCTCGGCATCGCTCCAGCGGCCATTGCTGGCACGGCGCACGGCGTCGTCCTTGAGCATGCGCAGGCGGGCGCGGCATTCCTCCGGGCTCAGGCCCGCGAATTCGGGCGCCACGGGCGGCGGCGGCAGGCGGCGCAGGGCCGGCGCCATTGCGGGCGGTTGGCTGTGCAGTGCCACCAGGCGCTGAAACTCGGGCGCGGACAGGTCGGCCAGATTCATCGGGCACCCCTGCGCAGGCGCACGGCGGTCAGGAACCAGGGCAGGCCGTAGATGCGTTCCACGGCGGCCTGGGCGGCTGCGCGGTTGGCGGCGCTGAGCACCAGGCGGCGGCGCACATGCAGCGCGTCAACATGGGTCACGGCGTACTGGCTCATGCCGCACTCCCTTGCGCCCCGGCCCCAGCTGCGCGCGGGTCCACGTAGAAAGCCAGATGCAGGCCGCCCAGGTCCAGCTCCACGGCAAAGCCGCCATCCTTGAATGCGGCCCTGTTGCGGGCCTTGCCGCCCATGCCCATCAGGGCCTGCAGCATGCGGCCGTTGCGGGCGCGGTCCTGGCCGCCGTGGATGAACAGGCCGCCGATGTTGGCGCACTCGTGGCCGCTCACGTCCACGCCAGCAGCGCGCAGCGCGGGCAGGTGCTGCTGCAGCCGCTGCAGGTCGCTGGCGAGGCCGTCAATTTCCTTGAGCCGCGCAGCGTGCCGGGTGTGCTCGGCCCGCAGGGCCTCATCCACCAGGGTGATCTGCTGCGCGGGCCGGGGCCTGCGGAGTTCAAAGAATTGCATTGCGTCCTCTCGGGGTTGCGTTTTTCAGGGTGAGCACGTCCCGCAGGGCCTTCTTTCAGGCTCCGCAGGGCAGGGGAAACGGGGTAGGTGGGTGGGGCTCTAGGCCCCGGGGTCAGTCCGCTGGCGGACTGGTGCCGAACAGCTCCAGGGTGCTGGGCGCGGTCTGGGTGGTGCGGTAGTCAGAGGGCTGGGCGCAGGCCAGCTGCTCGCGCATCAGGTCGCGGCGCACATGGGTGCTCAGGGGCAGGCGCACGGTGGGGTTGGGCGTGGCGCTGGGGCTCAGGGTGCGCGTGATTTCCATCGTGGCGCTGAACGTGTGGCCGCACTCGAAATTCGTGCAGGCGAAGGCGTATTCCCGCGTCAGGTTCGTGACCTGGTTGCTGCGGCGGATGGTGGCCGGGCTCTCGCAGTGCGGGCAGGCGATGCGGTGGAATTCGGATTTCAGGCGCGGGCCTTCGTCCTGGGCCTGGGCCTGCGTGTCGGCAGATGTTTCCGGCTTGGACAGGTTGTTACAGCCTTGCGCGCCTTTTCGCACAGTGGCGCGCGCCTTGGGGGCGGGCTTGCCGGCCCGGTGGATTACACCCAGAGCGGCCTTGGTGAATCCAAGATTCGGCTGCGTGCCGAGCTGGGGCTGAAAGGGGTTTGCTGCTGCCTGTGCCATGACCGGACTTTCAGCGCTGCTCGGCGGCGGTGCCGGTGTCGTTGCGGCCCAGCACGATGCGGCCGTGCTTGGCGTACTGCTCCATGCCCATGTTGTGGATCATGCGGATGAAGTTGCTTGCGCTGCGGCCCTCGTGCTGGGCGCCGGCCCATGCGCGTTCCAGCTCTTCGCCGGTCAGCCGCAGGGGAATGGGTTTGGCGTGCATCAGGGGCTCGACCGTGGCCGAGCGATGGCGGGTTTGGTGCGCTGGGGTGGTCATGTAGTATCTGGAGCTAGGTTGTTACAAGGTGGCTCGATTTTTATCGACGAATGTCGAGTTGTCAACAGGAAAGTATCGGCACATGTCGAATTTTTGCGAGAGGCTGAAAGAAGCCCGCAAGCATCTCAAGCTGAATCAGGGGGCTTTTGGCGCCCTTGCCGGCGTATCTGCTGAGACGCAGCTCAACTATGAAAAGGGCTCGCGCAAGCCCGATTCGTCGTACCTGGAGGCAGTGGCCGCACACGGGGTTGATGTCGCCTATCTGCTAACTGGTCTACGTTCGTTGGACCCTTGCGCTGCCCCGCACCCAAACCCAGGACAAACGCTTGCCGAGCGGCTGCAACAGGAGCGCAAGCGGCTGGAGTTGACCGTGGGCCAACTGGCAGACAAGTCCGGCGTTGATCGCCTGGCCCTGCTGAAATTCGAGGAAGGCGAGTTCGCACCCGACGCCAAGGCGCTGCAGCAGCTGCATGCCGTGGGCGTGGACGTGGGCTATGTGCTGCTGTCGCTGCGTGCAGGCGCGGCCGGAGGCAATGCCGGCGCGGCGGCCTCAGTCAGTTCTGACACCCAGCAGCTGCTGCAGCACTACGACAAGGTGCCCCAAGAGGCGCAGGCTGCGCTGCGCACGTTGGCGGCCATGTTGGCGCGCGGGTAGGCGGCCCGCCACCTTCGCCAGCGGCTGATGGCCGCGACGAATTTGCAGAGAGGGGGAGCACATGGGAAATGGACTATTGGCACTCTTGCTGCTGGGCGGCTTGGTGCTTGGCGGCGCTTGGGCCTATCGAGTGGTAGCCACGGCTCTGCAGGCACGGCGCTGGCCCGCGCGTATTTTGGCGGCGGTGCTCAGTGTGGGCGGCATGTTCGGGGGCCTTTGCGTGGGTGGCGGAATGGCACCCCAGCCACACGGCAGCCCGATGATGGTGGTGCTGGGCCTGCTGGTGCTCTCGCCTTATGCCGTTGTTGCCTGGCGCGCTCATCGGCGCAAGCGAACTGCAGAGGACCGTACTGCGCCTGCAGCCAGCGCACCGCCTGCAGCCCCTGCAGCTCCTGCAGCTCCTGCAGATCGTCCTGAGCCGGCATTGGCGCCCATCGCGCCCGAGCAGTTCCACCTGGTTGCATCGCCTGCCGGTGCCACGCAGCCCGGAGCCGCAGCCCGCAGCACATCCAACCCGCTGCCCCATCGCTACCGCTTCACCTACCAAGGTTTTTCAGGCGAAGAAGGGCAGCGCACGGTGCTGGTGCAAAGCATTGGCGAGAACGGCGCCAATACCTACCTTGAGGGCCGGTGCGAGCAGGCCCGCGCGCCCCGCACGTTTCGCACAGACCGCATCAACGGCCCGCTGGTGGACATGGACACGGGCGAGCTGCTGCAGGTGCATGAGCTGCTAGCCCTGGTGCCGGAACGAAGCTATGTGGACGTGAGCCCGCCCACCCCCAGCCGACCCAAGGCGCAGGAATGGCGCAATGCCGTGTTGTTCACGGGCTTCCCGCAGCAGCGGCGCGATGAGCTGGAAGAGATGGCCGAGGCGGCCGGCTGGCTGGTGCGCGGCAGTGTTGGGCCTACGCTCGATTACATGGTGACAGGGCCAAAGGCCGGCACGTCAAAACTGGCACATGCGCAGGAGCACGGCACGATTGTGGTGGGCGAGGATGACTTCCTCGCCATGCTGCACAGCTGATCAACCCAAGCCCGCTGCATGCGGGCTTTTTTGTGCGCCGTCGCGTGCGGGCCACGATGCCCCTGCGATAGAGATTTTCAAAAACGGTAGTGAGCGCTGACACTGTATATTTATCCAGTGAACTGCGAAATTACCTTCCTCCGCCGCAACGGGGTGCGCCTGCACCCCCGTGACTGGCCCGCGCCCGTGGCTGGCGACTTGCGCATGGAGTATTCGGACGGCCGCAAGAACAACATGCGCCGCACGCTGCGCGAGTTCCATCTGTACGAGCGCTGGATATCGCTGGAGCATTCGCGCCACCGGCTGGCGGACCCCATCCCCGTGGACATTCTTGGCGATGCGATGCTGTGGCGCGGCTACACCACGGCCATGACGCCGGAGGGGCTGGCCGAGTTCGAACAGCTGTGGCTGATCCGCCCCAGGCCCTCGCTGGATGGCGATCCACTGCCGCCGTTTGATTGGACCGCGCATGTCGAGCAGCTGCCGCAAGCCATTGCACCCACGCCCGAGCGCACGGAAACAGTCGCAGAGAAGTGGCACAAGGAGTACGTCCGTGTACCCAGACGATGACCCGCTCAACGTGCTGCACCCCACCCTGGTGCGCCCGCCGCGCTGGGCGGGCATCTGGGGGGAGCGGGTATTGCCGCTGCGCCCCGAGGACTACCGCGTAGAGCACACGGGGCCGCACTGGACGCGGGTTTACGCGCCTGATGGTGAACTCGTCTACGACTTTGTGGGGCCGGCCGAGGTGATCCGCTCACCCGCGCCGTTCTGAAAAAAGAAAACCCCGCAGTGCGGGGCTTTCGCTGCCTGTTCGGCAGATGAATGTGCAGGTGACGCACATCATTTTCTAAGCTGCCTGTTCGGCAGAAGAGTCAGCAGACAACACAGATCATTTTCTAAGCTGCCTGTGCGGCAGAAATGGAACACAACCACTGCGGTATCTGCTGAGCTGCTTGTTCAGCAGCCCAATCAGTCTATCAGCCTCAATCGGCAGCGCCAAGCCCTTCGGGCATGCGTTGTACGCCCAGGCGGTGCAGCAGCGTGTGCCACATTGCAAAGCTCATTTTCTGGCGCGTGCTGGCCGTATCGGAAGCCGTGTACTTTCGGAAATTCTGCGACGTCACGCCCACCAGCTCGGCCGCATCTGCGCCCGAAACGCCCGTGAAGCTGCCAATGCCCACCACATGGCGGATGTGCCAGCTGCTGGGAGCCTCCCACAGCGAATGCTCGGGCGAGAGTACGGCATCGGGCAGCAGCCCCGCAATCCATCCAAACTCTGGCGCTTGGTGGCGGGCGACGATGGCGGCATATTGCTGCTGGCTGGTCAGGCCGCGCGAGTGACGGCCATTCTCACTGCGAAGCCACATTTTGGCGCTGTCATTGATGAGGCCAGGTGTCATGCCGCACATATCGAAGCTATCGAAAAATGCCACAGCCTCGTCTGTTGCCTGGTCTACCAGGTACACGCGATGCGGTCCATGGTCGGTCCTGGCCTGGTTCACGAAGTTGGCTCGGTCCTGCGCGAAGGCGTCGAACACTTCTTTCACCACTACATCCGTGTTCTCAACGGTACGTTGTGCGATGACATCTTCGCCATATTTCATGGTCCATTCGCGTGCGAAATTGCCATTGATGCGGCGCAGCGGGCCATGGAAGTGCTCAAAAGGCCCAAGGGGGTGCATGGATTGATTCATGTTTCATTCCTTTGAAGGAGACAGTGCTGGCGGGATTGCCGTACTGTTGCTGTGAATTGTATAGCGCGATTCGCGCTAGTCAACCCTTATCTATTCCGCACTCTCTTCATCATCTGTTTCTGCCTGCGCCTGCGCGTCGCCATCGCCCTGGCGCTCCAGCTCGATTTGCGTGGTGAAGCCACCATCGCCCAGCGCATGCTCCACGGACTTGACCAGCCAGCCCTCGCCGTCAATTTCGGGTTTGAAGCCCTCCACGGTCACGGCCGCCTGCGGCATGAGGTGGGGCCGGCCCAGGGCCAGGGCCAGGCTCAGGGTGGCAGCGCCACGGTCCACGCGCTGCATCTCCGATTGCGCGGCCTGGCGCGCGGCTTCGGCGCTTGAGAACGTGTCTTTCAGGGTCTTCACGCTGCCCGTGGTGTTGCCGGCCACCACGCCCTTGCGGCGGGCGTGCTTGCCATCGTGCCAATACGCGCGCACCCCGGTGTAGCTGGTGCGGTCTGCGGTGTGCCATCGGTGTTGATCGCCCGATGCGCGCACGATGTGCATGGGCGCGATGGGCTGGCCGCTGGCGTTGGTGCGGTGGCTCGTGCGCAGAAAGATCAGCTGCCCCTTTTTGACGGTGGCCACGGCGTCGTGCTGGCGCGCCAGGCGGGACAGAAAATGCAGGTCCGATTCGTTGGTCTGGTCGATGTGCTGCACCTTGCGCTCGGCCAGCTCAGGCGCAATGCGCGCGGGCAGGCTGTTGCGCGCGGCAATGTCCCGCACCACGGTGCCCACGGTGCTGTCGTTCCAGCTGTGGCTGGCGCGCTCGCGCAGGCTCTTGGCCATGTCCGCACTGCGGGCGCGCACGCTGATGCGGTCGGGGCTTCCGCCGTGCTCCACCTCATCCACCACAAAGCTGCCCTTATCCACCATGCCCTCATTGAGCCAGCCAAGGCGAATGGAGATGGTGGCGCCCTTGGGCGGGATGGCCATGCGGCCGTCCGAATCGTCCAGCGTCAAATCCAGTTGGTCGGCCTCTTCGCCGCGGCTTTCGCGCAGGCGCAATTCGATGAGGCGTTTGCCCACCCGTGGCGTGATGTTGGTGCCGTTGATGGTCAATTCGTAGTCAGGCTGTTGGTAGGCGCCCGTGGCCTGGTTTTCGGTGCCGCTCATTCCAGAATCCAGCGCCAGAAGTCGTCATCGCCCCAGTCGTCATCCGTGCCGCCATCGCTGCCGCCGCTGGGGTCGGCCTGGGCGTCGTCCACGCGGGCCAGCTCCACGGTGAAGTCGATGCGGCGGGGCAGGCCTTCTTTGATGAACACGCTGCCGTTTTCGCTCAGGCGCTGGATGACCCAGGCTCCCAGGTTGTCCCCGGCCCCGTTGACCATGGCGTATGCGCTGCCGGCGTCGGCCATCTTGCGCAGCTCATCCAGGGTTTTGCGGCCGCCCCGGAATTCGGGAACAAACAGCCCCGTGAGCGTGATGGTGTCATCACCCTGGCCCACGTACTGGCGCGCCGGCCGGGCACCTACGCGGCTGTTGCTGGGGTGGCGCCAGTCGGTGGCGCGCTGCATCTCTTGATACGCCACGGTATCGAGGCCAAACACAAATTGGCCCAGGGTCATCATTGGCATTGGTGGCTCCTTTATCCCTCGGTGTCGCTGAGCTGGCTGAGCACGCGGGACTTGTTGGCGCGGTCGCGCTTGTCCAGCTCTGCCGCCACGGCGCGGGCTATGTCCTTGGGGTCCATGCCGGGCGCTGCGTGAATGGTGATGTTGATGGGGCCGCTGGGCGCCGCCATGGGCGCGCCCGCGCCGGCCGCATTGCCACGCCCCAGGGCGCTGCCGCTGGGTGCCATCAGCGGCGCGGGCGCAGCGAATGCCGCAGGCATGTCGGCCATGGCCGGCACGGCCGCAGCCATGGGCAGGGCCTGGGCGGCGGCCAGCGCGTCGGTGCCAGCTGCAGCCATGGGCACGGCCGTGGCGCCGGCCAGGCCCACGGCCGCCGCTGCGGCCAGGCCCTGGCCCTTCTGGATGCCCAGGGCCGCGCCCTCGGACACCCAGCCGCCGTATTCCATGAATACGCGCGAGGGGCTGGCAATGCCCAGCGTTTCCTTGAACCACTGGCCCACGGATGTAGCGGCACCGATCACGGTGTCTTTCAGCGCTGTCAGCTTGGCGGTCACGCCGCTGATGAGGCCATCGATCAGCTGCCCGCCAATCTCCACAAACCGGCCCGCCAGGCCCTGCAGGTCGGTCCACAGGGACATGGCGCCGGCTTTGATTTCTTCCCAGCGCGTGACGATGAGGTAGGCCGCAGCGGCCAGAGCCACCAGGGCCAGGATGACGATGCCAATAGGGTTGGCCGCCAGCGCGGCATTCATAAGCCACTGCGCTGCGGTGAATGCCTTGCTGACAAAGGCGGCCCCCCGGCTGGCGGCGGTGCCCGCAATCATGGCGCCTGTGTGCAGCAACATCGCAACGCGGGCGGCCACGAGCACGCCGCGCACACCTAGGATGGCGCCCTTGATGAGCGCGAATCCGTAGCCGAAGGCTATGGCCATGACCTTGCCCAGCACGAGCGCCGCGACGAACAGAACAATGCCGCGCGTGACACCCGGATAGGCCTGGGCGAGGGCGGACAGGCGCTCCATCCACGGGGCCAGCAGGGTGAGCCCGTCATTGAGCGCGGGCAGCAGCATGTTGCCGAGGGAGATACCCATGGCCGCCGCCTGATTGCCGGCCAGCTTCAGCCGGTTGGCGGTGGTGGCTGCGCGCTTTTCGTACTCCGCGCTGACGGCGCCGCTGTATTTCTTTTCGTCGTTGACCTTGGCGAAGTTCTCTTTCAGGGTATCCAGCTGGCTGAGCAGCGGGGCAATGGCCTTGATGGACTCTTTGCCAAACTCGGTTTGCAGGGCGGCGGCCTGCTGGTATTTGTCCAGGCCCTTGACCTTCTCGAAGATGCTGAGCATGGTGCCGGCCGCATCTTTTTGCATGCTTTTGGCGACTTCCACCGAATCCAGGCCCAGGGCTTTGAGGCCTTCACGCTGGCTCTTGGTGGCGCTTTCGCCGGCCACCAGGGCCAGCATCAGATTCTGAATGCCGGTGGCAGCCACTTCCTCCTGAACGCCCATGCCGGCCAAGGTGGAGCCCAGGGCAGCGATTTCGCCGGCCGCCACCCCGGCCACGCCGCCCAGCGGCCCCACGCGAGTGACGATGTTCAGGATTTGCTTTTCGTTGGCCGCGCCTGTGTTGCCGAGCAGGTTGATTTTGTCGGTGAGCGTGGCCACTTCCGGGATGGACATCCCGAAGGCAGATTTCATCTTTGCCATGGCCTCGCCGGACTCTTCGGCCGTCATGCCGAAGGCGGTGCCCATCTTTACGGCGTGCTCCACAAAGCCCACCCCGCCCTCGTCGCCCAGCAGCTGCTTTTCGTCCAGGCCGGACTGTCCGCCCAGGGCCATGATTTGCGCGATGTCCTTGGCCGCCATGGGCAGGCGCTTGGACAGGTCAATGGCGCTTTGGGACATGCGCTCCAGGCCGCTTTTGTCAAGGTCCATGACCTTGTCCACATCGGCCATGGACGACTCGAAATCAACGGCCATCTTCAAGGGCGCGGCCAGCGATGCGGCCATGGCCGCGCCGTCGAACAGGGCGCCACGCGCATCGCCCCGGGCGGCCTTGTTGGCGTCCACGGCGGCGCGGTGCTTGTTGGTCAGCTCCTGCGCCTTGCGCTGACGTTCCAGGGCCTTGGTGGTGCGGTCGATGGCCTCGCGCAGCTTGCCCTCTGCCTGGGCCACATTGGTGATGCCCATGCCGCTGAGCCCGGCGCGCAGGCGCTTGGCCTGGTCAATTTGCCGCTCATGGGCGGCCGAGAGTTTTTGCAGTTCCTCGGTGGTCTTGCGGTATTGCGCACCCAGGGCCTGGGCGGTGGGGCCGCCCTTTTGCATCTCGGCACCCAGCGCGGCCTTGCCCGCCTTGAGCGCGGCCATGCGCTGCTGCGTCTCCTGCAGGCGCTCCTGCATGGAGCGCATCTTGCCCACGGCGGCCTGCTGCTGCTGGAGCTTGCGCAGCGCGTCCTGCGCGCCGCTCACGTCCACGCCCACAGACTTGGCGCCCGCGCCTATGCGCTTGAGCGGCGCTGTCACGCGGTCGGCCAGGTCCAGCAGCACCTGCAGCTTGAGCTTATCCATGCTTGTTCATCTGTTGATAGCGGTCTGCAGCCAGGGCGCGCCAGTGCATCAGCTCGGCCAGGTCCATGGGGTCCATGTCGGCCGGCCGCCAGTGGAAGATGGCGGCCACGTCGGCCATGGCGTCCTCTACGCGCCCAGGGATTCCATAGCCATCGCCTGATTGGCCTTGGCCGTCTCCAGCTGCCGCGCCGGCACCAAAAAATTGACCACCTCCGTAGAGAAGGCCACCAGGTCCACGGGGTCCAAGGCTGCCACTTCCTCCCGCGTCAGGGTGGGGTTGGTGATGCGCGGCAGCAGCAGCATGACGGACTCGGCGCGCAGGGTCAGCAGCTCGGCCAGATTGATGCCGCGCAGTGCGCCGGCCAGGGGCTTGCGCAGCGTTACCACGTCGATGACGCCGCTGCCGCGCTGGATCGGTGTTTCCAGCGTGACGTTGACCTGCACGGTCTTGGCGCTGGGGGTGGTGTCGGTGGTCTTGGCTTGGGGGTCCATAGGTGCCTCGGTGGTTGGTTGTGATGAAAAAAAGCGCCGGCCAAGGTAGTGGCCCAGGCCGGCGCGAAGGGCCGTTTCCCATGCGGCCGGAGACAGACGAGAGGGGAGGGGGGAAAACTGTTAGCGGGTGGCGGCGGTCAGATGCCCAGGGCTGTGCGGACACCGGCCATGCGGTCCTCGCCGTGGACCTTCTCGACCAGGTTCACGAAGTCGATTTCGAGGATGGTTTCGCCGTCCAGCACTTCCTTGTAGTAGCTGAGCGAATACTTGAAGGTCTGCTCCACCATGTCGCCAGCCTTGGAGCTGCCGGGGTCGCGCTCGGTCAGGCGGCCACGCATGACGACTTCAACGGCCTGCACGCCCTCGCTGTCATCGGTCTGCAGGGCGCCGGCAAAGCGCAGCATCACGGCGTCGTGCTTGGCGGCACCCCATTGCTTCATGAGGCCCTTCATGTAGCCGGCGGCCTTGAGTTCGGCTTCCATCTTGTCCTGGCCCATGTCCAGATCAACGGGGCCGTTCATGCCGCCACCCCGGTATTCCTCCAACTTGCGGGTGAGGGTGGGCAGGGTGACTTCGGGCATGTCGCCCATGTAGTTCTCGCCGTCGATGAAGGTGGCGAAGTTCTTGAGTTTGCGGGGCAGTCCCATGGTGTGGATCTCCTGTTTTCTGGAATGCGGCCGGGCTTATTGGCCCGTGCCCACGCGCATGGCGAAGTCGGCGAAATAGCGGTCGGTGATGCGCTGGCGGAATCCCAGGTCTTCCAGCGGCGGCACGGGCGTGTAGTCGTAGTCAATGACCAGCTTGCCGGCCTTGAGCGCTTCGGTGGTGTTGACCTCTGCGTCAAACCAGGCGCGGCCGTCGAGGATGTAGCCCAGGGCCTTGAGTTCGCGGAACTTGGCGTTGATGCCTTCCACGATGTCTTTCACCAGGCTGGGGTGCAGAGGCTTGTCGATGAAGGCGAAATGGCCTTCTGCCACGGTGTCGGCCAGCACCTGGGCGGTGCGGGTTGCGGACTCGAAGCGGAACAGTTCGTCCGTGCTGCAGGTGCGCGAGCCCCAGAAGCGGTAGCCCTGGTAGTTGATCAGCGTGGTGACGTTGCCCTCATTGAGAATGTTCGCGTCCGTCTCCGAGCTTTGCAGGTCGAAATGCACGTCCTTGCTGATGCCAACCGGGCCATTGAGCGGCACGTTGGAAAGGGTCTTGTGCCAACCCTGCTCCACGTCGATGCGGGCGCGCAGGCCCAGCGCATAGGCCACGGCCGGCACGTTGGTGGCCGCATTTGTGGCGGTGTTCCAGGCCTTGAAGTCGGGCCAGATGACCATGGTTTCCCGGGCGCCGAAAGTCTCTCCATAGGCCAGCGCCTCGCTCACATCGTCTGCGCCGTAGCCCTGCACGTAGGCCATGGCGCGCAGCTTGATGGCGGCGGCCGTGAGCGCATCGGCCACGGGCTTGGAGTCCAGGCCCGGCGCGCCCAGGATGCGGGGCTTGACGCCCAGCTGCTGCTGCGCGGTGAGCAGGGCCTGAATGCCGGAGCGCTTGCCGCCCACGTTGTCGCCAATGACCAGGCTGGTCTGGTCGGCCTCGGCGTCTTCTGGCGTGGCACCTGCGCCCAAGGGCACGCGGACGATGACGAGCACGGGGCGGGCCTGGTCCTTGATGGCCTTCAAGGCCTCGGGCAAGGTGCCGGTGGTGCCGGCCGCGTCCAGTGCCTTCTCGATGTTGGTGAAGAGGACAGGCGTATCCAACGGGAATTTGGTGGGGTCGGCCCCGGGGCCGGTGGCCACCAGGCCGATGACGGCCGTGGAGACGATGCGCAGCGTGGTGGTCCCGGTGTTGACTTCCGAGACGCGCACGCCGTGGTGGTAGCCGGCGAGTGACATGGTGATGGGCTCCTGCAGGTGTTCGGTGGGTGTGCGGTGTGTGTCTGCATGTTCCCCGCCCGCGCGTAGGCGGCCAGCAATGGGCGCGGTGCCAGAGCCTGCTACCCAGAAAGACAAAGCCCGCCAGGGTGGCGGGCTCGTCGTAGTGGCGCGGCCAGGTCAGGCCGGCAGTTCGTCCGGGCGCGGCGGCGTGTCCGTGATCTGCAGCGCGCGGCCGTCTGCGATCAGGCCCACGGTTTCCAGCAGTTGCACGCCGGCCGCCACGTCCGGGTCGTCAAGGTCGATGAAGCTGGCCAGCTCCTGATCCTTCAACGTGCTGCGCAGCTGCGCGGCCTGCTGGCGTTCGCCGCTGGTGGCATCGGCGCGGTCCACGGCGGCCCACTCGATGGCGGCCCGCTCGGCGGCGGTGAAGCGGCGGCGAAATGCCAGGGGGGTGATGTGGCGGTGCACCGGCTCGGGTTCGCGCGGCGCTTCGGCCCAATGGGTTCCGGTCCAGTGCATGCCCAGGATGGCGGGGTTGTACTTGGGCAGTTGCACGATGTTGGCCCCCTGCATGGGGGCATGCGAATCGGTGACCGCCACGGCTATGCCTTGTTCATTGATCTGCGCATAGGAAGGCATTATTTGTACTCCACAAGTTCCCACGAGACGCGCATTCCAAACATTCCTGTCATGTTCAGAGTCCAACGTGCTCTGATGCTGGTCGCGCTGAACAGCGTCACCATGATGGGATTTGCTGCATGAACGCCGCTTGGCGCATGGACGCCATTGAATCCGCCAAAGTTGACAACGGCCCTGGCCGGGTTCACTGCAGAAACCGCAATATCCAGGTAGTCGATATTTCCACCGGCATAGGGCGGTAATTCCAACACCCCGCGCTGCACACTTTTAATGATGCTGCTCGCGCCCACACCCGCGATTTCATTGCGTGCCGCAGCCAGTTCGCTGCGTGTGGCGTTCATGACGTTGGCAACGCCGGCAATCTCATTGCGCGCATTGGCCAGGGCCGTGGTGACGGCGGCCAGCTCGGCCCGGGTTCGCACCAGGTCGGCGCTGATGATGGGATCAAGGCTGCTCATGCCTGTACCTCCGTTGCGGAAATGCCGCTGACTTTGCCGCCCGCATAGGCATAGGTTTCGGTGCGGGTGCGGCCCCGGTACAGCGTGGTCACGCTGGCCACGGTGCCGTCGCCGTTGTAGGCCATGGTGGTGGTGGCGGGCTGGCCGTCGCGCGTCTCCACGATGCTGGAGACGCGGCCGGCGCCGTCATAGGTGATGGTGGCCTGCGCGGGACCGTTGGCCGGCCCCAGCGCCAGGTGCTCGGGCTTGAGGGTGACGGCCACGCCGGTCTGGCCGTTGATGCTGGCCACCTTGCCCGTGGTCAGGCCGTTGATGCTTTGCTGCAGGGCCTGCAGGCTGGCCTGCACCTGGCTGGCAAGGGCGCGGGCTTCCACGGCTTGGTCGATGCGCTGCAGCTCGCCATCCAGCTGCTGGAAGGCAGCGACGAGGCGCAGCACGTCCTGCTCCAGCTGGTTGTCTGGCGCCGGCAGGGGCAGGCCGTAGCCTGGGGTCTGTTGCTCTGCCATGGTCAGGACTCCAGCACCACGGCCCGCAGGTCGGTGACGGTGGGGCGCGCGTTGAGGTCGCCCGTGATGGCCAGGCGCACACGCACGCGGGCGCTTTGGATGCCGTCCTTCTGGTAGGTGTTTTCCAGCGCGCCGGCCGTGGGGTGGCTGGTGGATTTGTAGGGCACATCGGCCCAGGTGTTGCTGCCCTCGGTCTGGTACTGCACCAGCACGCCGCTGCCGCCCGGCAGGGTGGCGTTGAGCACCACGCGCAGCGAGCTGGCCCGCGTGGCGTCTGCGTTGACCCAGGCGCCCACATAGTCGCCATTGGCCTGCAGGCTGCCGGCCAGCAGGGTGACGCCGGGCTCCAGCGCTGCGGCCAGTTCGCGGGTGCAGTGCAGCAGGGCGCGGACCTTGACGCGGCCCGTGTAGCGCTCGGTCAGCTGCTTGACCTGGCCGGGGGCCACGCTGTGGATCACGGTTTTGCCGGCGACGGTGGTTTCCAGCTCGAAGGTGCAGCCGGCGCCCACGGCGGGCTCGTGCGCGAAGGCGGACACCATGAGGTCAGAGGCGGCCACCACATCGGCATGGCCCAGGTCCAGCGCGCTGGCGGCGCCCGTGTACTCGGCCACCAGCAGCTCGAAGGCCAAGTCCTGGGTTTGGTGCGCGGTCCAGGTGGATGCGTTGGAGCTGGACAGCAGCACGCCCACGGTATAGGGCTGGGTGGTGATCCACTGCTGCCCGGTGATGTCCCACTGCCCCAGCTCGGCCACGGCCAGGGCGCTGGTGGCGTCGTTGGCCAGGACCACGGCGCAGTATTCGCGCCCGGCGTCCAGCAGCGTGGGCTGCCAGGTGGCGATGGTGGGCGTGCCATCGGTCTTGATCTGCTCGGCCTTGAGGTGGCATTCGGCCAGGATGCGCTGGGTGGGGTAGCCGTTGTCCACTTCGCGCAGCTGCACCTGCAGCGGGCCGCCCACGGCCGTGGCCCAGAATTTGAAGCCCAGGGCCTGGCGGGTCTGGGCGAGTGTGAAGGTCTGCGCCAGGGGGTCGTATTTCTCGATCCATATGCGCGTGACCTGCTGCAGCTGCTTTTCGATGAGGGTGCCCTCTCCCGTGAATTGCGTGGTGCCGTAGCTGCCGCCCGTGCCCTTGAATTCCACATCCTTGGTGCCGGCCGGCAGGTTGGCGGGCACGGTGAATTTGCCGCGCAGCAGGCCAGCGGCATCGGCCACCAGGGTGCCACCGGCCAGCGGCGTGGCGGCCACGTCCAGGCCCGCGAATTTCACGCTTTGCAGCGTCTCGCCGGGGCCGAAGTGGCAGACGAATTCCACGGGGATGGTGCGCAGGAATTCCAGGGCATGGCTGGTCTCGCCGGCCACGACTTCCACGGTGTCGCGGCTTTTCTCGCGCTGCAGCTGGCCAAACCCCATGCTGGTGTAGAACTTTTCCTCGGTGGGCGAGATGTAAGCGGCCGTGGTTTCTGTCCAGCGGTCCACAGACGGCATCAGCTCCACCAGGCTGGGAGCGATGCCGAAGGCGTCATAGGGGTTGACTTTCATGGCGCCGCTGCGCAGCGGCTGGCTGATGGCGGCCACGGTGGTCGCCTGCACGGTGGTGCGCTGGGTGATGTCCACGCCCAGCGGATAGGCGGTGATGCTGATGGGCAGCTGCAGCGCGCCGTTGGCAATGGCGCCGGTCTGGGCCGTGCCCATGTCGCGCATGCTGTTGTTCAGCATGGGGTCGGCAAAGCGGCCCTTTTGCACGCCGGACCAGCGGCCGGACACGTCCACGGCCAGGCTCATGGTGGCCAGTGCCACCTCGAAACCGTTCATGCGCTCGATGGCGCGATTCTGGGACTCCATGGACACCATCTGCACGCGCTCGTCGATGACGCGGCGCTCATCGGTCCAGGGCTGGTAGACGGTGGCGATGCTCAGGCATCCGGCCGGCGTGCGGGGCTTCAAGGGATTGAAGGCCGAAGACACGCCAGTGACCCACTGCGGCACGCCGTCCGCATCCAGGATCAGGCGGTCATAGCGGCGCAGCGCGAAGTTGTACGAGGCCAGCACCTGGGTGCCGGGCAGGGCGCCCTGCACCTGAATACTGCGCTCGGTCTGGTTCTGGACCTCGGCCACGATGTTGCATTTGTAGCGCACCTGATAGGTGGTGCCGGGGGCGGGCTCGGCGCCGGCCGGGCTCCAGTCGATTTGCCCGGCCACCAGCTGCCAGCTGGTGCCCTGGGCGTAGACGGTGGCGCCCTGCTTGACTTCCTCCACCTCGATCACGGAGTTGTCGGGCAGCGGGTCGGCCGCGCCGATGAAACCGCCGTGCACCACGTTGACATTGCGGCGCACGGTGATGCGCGCCTGCACGGCGCCCACGGCGGGCCAGCGGTCCAGGGTGATGGTTTGCAGCGCTTCGGTGAGGCTGGCGTGGGGCTCGCTGTCGATCCACTGCACATCGGGCTGGGCCGCGTAGACGATGCGCCGGTCTGCGCCCAGGCGCAGGGCCAGGCCGTTGATGCGCGCGGCGCCCGCCTTGAGGGTGTAGACCTGCTCGCCGCCGGCCAGGTCATCGCCCAGGACCAGCTGCAGGCCGCTGGAGACATAGTTGCTGCCCGTGGATTCCACGTCATACCGGGCCAGGGCCTGGGTGACGGCATCGATGTTGGGCGGCGGTTCCTTGGGCCGCACGTTGCCGTCCTCGATCATCCAGACGGGTACGAATTCGCCGCGCGTGCCGTCATCCTTCACGCCCCAGACCAGGGTGATGCGCTCGCGGTCGGCGCCGGGTTCGTCCCAGCCGCGCGTGCCCACGGCGGGGTTTTTCAGGCTGGGGTCTTCCAGATGGGTGATGACATCGCGCTGCAGGTAGGCGCCGATATAGACGGTGCCCTCGGTGGCGATGGCCAGCTGCGCGGCTTCGATCTCGTGCACGGCGGCGTCGATGTACAGGCGCCCGGCCTCGATCTTGGCCAGCTTGGCGGCAATGTCGGTCACGCACATGGCGCCGCTGATGATGTCGCCGCTTTTGAACAGCACGCCCATCAGGCCGCGCAGGCGGTGTTCCTGCATGGCCTGCAGGTCGTTGGCTTCGGCGGACTGCACCACGCGGTCGTGGTGCACCAGCATTTTGCTGTAGCGCTTGGTGGGGTCGAAACGGGTGTAGACGGTCATGGCGGGCCTGGTCAGAAGGGCAGGATGATTTCTTCCACGTCGCGCTTGTTCGCGGGGCGCACCACGGCATTGCGCCGCTCCAAGGTGTAGAGCTTGCCGGGCTGGGTGATCTGGCCGGGCTCCACGTAATACTGGCCCGCAGGCACGGCGGAATCCACCACGGTGCCCATGATTACGGCCATCTCGCGGATGGGCTGGCCCACGGCTTCGCCGTAGGCAAAGGTGGTGCGGATCAGCAGCAGTCGCGTGGGCTCGGCGCTGACGCTGTAGCGGTCGCCGCCCGGGGCCTCGATGGTGCCGGCAGGGTCGCGCACCACGTACAGCTTTTCCGTGACCAGGCGACGGCCGATTTCATCGACCAGCGCGGTCTGGCCGCTGCCGGCAGGCGGCGTGCCCTGGCCGTCCCACTCGGGCCGGCCCCGGCCGTAGGCAATGTGGATGGTCATGGCCGCTACGGCCTGGGCCAGCACGATGCGGCCCTCTTCTTGCAGTTCTGCTGCCATTGGTCAGTCCAGTCTTGTGGTGATGGTCGGGCACACGATTGCCCAGGTTGCGGAGTCCCAGGCGCCGCGCCAGGTGCGCGTGTTGTCCAGGGGAATGGGGGCCTGCGCAAAGGCACGGCCGCCGCCGAATGCAATGGGGTCGGGCGCGGGCCAGGCGCTGACGGACAGGTGGCCATCAGCTGCCATGACAGTGGGCAGGAGGCGCAGGTACTGCGGCACCTCGGTGGTGGTGATGCCTGCGCTGCCCATGGACACGTCGCGCATGATCTCGCTGTCATAGGCCCAGGCGTCGTAGGTGAGGGCGTCGGCCGAGGTCACGGCGGTGTGGCGCAGGCCCAGGGCCATGAGCAGCACATCGGACAGCAGCGGCGCCGGGCTGACGGTGGTGTGGCGCTCGGCCTGGCTGACTTTCACGGGCTCCTCGCCGTCCAGCTCCACCCAGCCGCCGCTGTCGTTGTCCCAGAGAGCGCCGTCATAGCGCGAGCCGTCATAGCGCAGCGCGCGCACATCGTCGCCGTGATAGACGCGATAGAAACTCACATGCAGCGGGATGCTGGCACGCACCACGCGGGCGATGTGCAGCAGGTCGGCGTCGGACACCAGGCGGCCCGGGTCCAGGTGCAGCAGGTAGCCGTCTTCCTCGATGCGCAGGGCCAGGGTGTCATAGCCCAGCCAGCCCAGGGCGCGGCGCACGCCGGCCCCGTTGCCGCGCTCGCGCAGCCAGGGCAGGGCGTGGGTGAGCAGGGCGCCCAGATCGGGGAAGTAGGGCGCAAAGCGCGCCACCTGCCACTGCATGGCAATCCAGGGCTGAAACGCCGCGTTGCCGCGCACGCTGGCCGGCTCCACGGCGTCGGCCAGGTCGCCCCACTGCGGGGTGGCCTGGTCCACGGCGCGCTCCAGCGGTGTGACCTGGGGCGGCAGGATGTGGCGGCGCACGGTGGGGGCTGTGGCCATGGCTACAGCACCCCCGCGTCGGTGAGGTCCACGGCGCCGGGCACCGGGTATTCGTCGGCCGCCAGCACGGTGCTGGCCGGTGGCGCGTCGTCGCCCACGTAGTCCACAGCTGCCACGCCCGGGGCGTGCAGGATGCTGGTGATCCAGCTGCGCGCCACTCGCCGGCCCAGGGTGGCCTGGGTGCCCATGTTGGCGGCCAGCAGCGCGGCCAGGTCGCCCAGCAGGGTGGGCGATGCGCCGGCCGTGCGCCAGATCCTGGCGCGCACGTTGATGGGGCGGGGCTTGGCCAGGCCCACGGACATGGCAACGCCCAGCATGCGGGCGCCCTCATGGTCCAGCGCGGCCCGCACCTGCTGCACGGTGTCCTGGCCCGCGTCATGCAGCCACAGGACCACATGCACGCTGCCGGGCGCGGGCTGCATGGCGTGGGCGCCGCGCACGTTCAGGCTGGTGGACAGGGCCACGAATTCATAGTGCTCCCGCGTGCCCTGGCCGGCCAGCGCGGCAATGCGCAGCTGCAGGCGCAGGCGCAGGCGCTCGTCGTCTTCGCCGGCCAGGCGCTGCACGCCGAACAGGGCGGCCAGGTGGTCGAGGTCGCCGCCCGTGGCGAAGGCCAGCAGGTGGGCGCGGGCGGCATCGTTGACGCGGGCGCGGTAGAGCATTTCGCGGTAGGCGAAGGCTTCCAGCAGCTTGACCATGGGCTCAGATTCCAGGGCCAGGACTTCGGCGGCCTCGGGGTAGCGGGCCAGCACATCGGCCTTGATGTCGCGCACCAGGGCCTCGAAGTCCAAGGGCTCCACTACGGCCGGTGGCGGCAGGGTGGCCAGATCGGTGGTGGTCATGGGGCGCCCCCGATGGTGACGGCCAGGCGCAGGGCGCGGGCCTTGGCAGCGGCGGGGCTCAGGTAGTCGCCCCAGATGGTGAGGGTGGCGCGGCCGGGCTGGTCGGTGTCGCGCTCGATGAGGATCTGCCGCAGCGCAAGGCGCGGCTCCCAGCGCATCAGGGCGCTGGATGCGGCAGACAGCAGGCGGATTTCGGTGGTGCGGTTGTCGGGCTGGTCCACCAGCGCGGGCACGAGCGAGCCGTAATCGCGGCGCATGACGCGCGTGCCGATGGGCGTGGCCAGGATGTCGCCAACGGACTGGCGCAGATGCTCCAGCTCGGTGATGGCCCGGCCGGTGGTGCGATCCATCATTGCGGCTTCTCCGTGGTGGATTCGCCGGTACGCACGCCGCCGTGGATGTGTTTCACCAGGCTGATGCCCTGGGCCTCGATGTCCACGTTGGTGGAGATGCCCCCGGCCGTCATGCTGAGCGATGCGGCGCCCACGTTGAGCTGCAGACTGTTGGGAGTCATGTGCAGGCGGCACTGGCCCTGCCCCACGTCCAGCGTGATGGACTCCAGGCACATGATTTCCAGCGCGCCGCGCAGCCACTGCAGGTAGTTGTCTTGCGCCCACTCCATGCGCTCGCATTCGGGCTGGTCGCTGGGCTGCGGCATGGCGTCGGAGTACAGGCCCACCAGGGCCACGCCCTGGGTCATGTCGCCGCCCTGGCACAGCACCACGGCCTGCTCACCCACCACGGGCGGGGACCAGTGCCGGCCACCCTTGGCGCCGCCAGCGCGCAGGGCCAGCCAGGGGAGCCAGTCCGTGGTGTTGTCGCCCACCTTGATGCGTATGCGGGCTGGGCTGGCCAGCCGCACGGCGGCCACGGTGCCGCGCCGGATCAGGTTCTCCAGGCGGCGGGCGGCCTCGTAGGGCGATTCGGTTTGTGCGACGGGCGATTCCATGGCCCCCATGGTGGCCACGCACGCGCGCGAAGGCCACAAGCATGCCCGGTGCCAGGCGGTGCAACCGCTGAGAGGCGATCTAGAGTTTCAAGTGCTGCAGCACCAGGGTGCGCAGCTTGTCCAGGTCCTCGTCTCCGTAGCCCAGCAGCTCGCGCGCCGGGTAGTCGTAGCGCGGGCCACGGCCGGGGTTCACGTTGTCGGTTTCCCCGAAGTGGTGGACGCGGGCCACGCGCTGGGCCCGGCCCAGGAATTCGACCACGGCGCCGTCTGTCTGGCCCTTGGCCTGCAGGGCTTTGGCGCGCTTGAGCTTGGCCATCATGGGGCCGGTCTTGGTTTCAAAGCGGGGCTTGCGCCGGCCCTTGAGCGACGGGGGCGGCTTGCGCGCTTCCCAGCGGCTGCCGTCCGGCGCCTGCTGCTGCGTCATGCGGCGCGTGTTGGTGGTGCGCAGGCTGCGCGCCACCTGGGCCGCCAGGCGCTTGCGCTCAGGCGGGCTGAGCTTTTCGAGGAAGGCGCCGGCCCAATCTTCCAGGGCCTTGAGTTCCTGGGCCATGGTTTACTGCGGCATGCGTTGGCGCCACACGGGCGGCAGAAATTCCCAGGTGGCCAGCAGCTGCTCGTTGCGCAGCCACAGCTCCCATTTTTCCAGCTGCTGAATGTCCTGGCCATCGAAGCGCTGCAGACCCACCTGCCCGGGTTCCTCGGGATGGGTGATGTTCAGGCGTGTGTCGTGGTCCGGGTCGGGGGTGACGATGGCGCGCTCTGTGAGGTCGATCTCTATGCCCAGGTCGTAGGTGCTTGCGCTTTGTGGTGCGACGGCAAAGCGTATGGCGTTCTCGCGCTTGTCCGGGTTGTCGAACAGCTCGGGCTGGTTGGCTTTGCACCAGGCCAGCAGCGGGACCATGATGGCGTCCGGGTGGCCCGCGTAGCCCAGCAGCGTGGCATAGACCGTGTAGCGGTACTCGAAAGAGAGCGAGTTCGTGCCCGAGGCGATCAGGCGGCCGTCATCGCCATAGACGATGAAATTCTCAGGATCGCGCGCCAGGTCGGGCGCGCATTGGGCAAGGAAGTCGCGCAGGCTCTGCAGCTTGAGCATGTCAGCCCCCCATGCCGGCCAGCGTCTGCTCGGTCCAGCGGTCCATGGCCTTGCGCATCAGCTCGTATCGGTCGATGCAGTGATTCAGCTCCCGGATTCCTTGGTCCCCATCGTGGGCGATGTCGGCAAGATTTGCTGCTGCCGTTGGGTCAAGTTGGGCATACGCGGTTTCAGGCCCAGCGGCTCCACCCTGGGCGGGGCCGCGTGGCGCAGGTCCACCGCAGGCGGGCACTGCAGGGACGATGGGGACGCGCACGCGGACAGTGCCAGCACGCACGCCAGCGACATGGGTTTGGTGAGAGGCATTGGCGGCTCCTTGGATGGTTTCGAGCTGGGTTTTCTGGTCGGCGATCTGGGCGCGCAGTCCGCTTTCTGTGGCGTCGCGCTCGGCGCGCAGCTTTTCTACGGCCTGGTCTGCCTTGCGCTGCTGAGCCTGCAGGGCGGTCTGCTGGGCCACGGCTGCGCGGCGGCCCTCGTAGAGCACGCCCACATAGAAGGTGGCCAGGATCACGGCCAGCAGCAGGCCAGTCAGCAGGAGTTCGGCGGCGATGGAGCCGCGCGTGGACGTTTTCATGTGCCGTCCTCGCAGTCACTGGCATAGCCGTTGCGCCGCTCGGCCAGGCATGCGGCCGCTTCACCTCGCGCCCGCGCGCCGGGTATGCCGCAGGCATGCAGGATCCGGCCTGCACTCACGTACCAGGCCGGGGCCATGTCGGCCTCTGCGGCAGCGATTTCGAGGGTGCGGCAGGCTTGGTGCACGGTGCCCGTCGGGACGATGGTGCAGCCGGTCAGCGCTGCTGCGGCGGCGATCAGGAGATGTTTCATTGGATCTCCATGCAGGCGGCATGCCTGTTCTGTTGGCGCGTCCAGACGCCGCGGCAAACGCGGTTGCCCGGCGTGCTGCAGTCAAAGCGCCAGCGGCGCGGCCGGCCCGCGCTGTCCCATTGGTAGGCGGTCCAGCCTGCGGCCTCCTGCCGCGTGCTGGTCATGTAGCGATAGGCCAGGTAGGCCTGGCAGGCGCCCGCATAGTCGCCGGCCCGGGTGCGCGCCAGCATGCTGGAGCCGCGCCAGGCGCCGCAGCCGTACTGCCCGGCAAAGTCCACGGCCTGGGCGAATTCGGTGGCGTGCACGGGCGTGTCGCCCAGCGAGTCGCGCACGCAGGTGCCGTATTGCGCTTCCAGCAGGTTGGTGGCCAGCTGCCGGGCACGTTCGCGCGTGATGGGCGGATCTTCCATGGTCACGCGCTTGCCGTCCTCGTAGTGCGTGGCGCCGTGGCCGATGGTGGGCACGTCTCCCTGCACCGGCACGATGGGCGCCGAGCTGAAACCCTCGGCCGCAATCCAGGCGGTGACGATGGCCGCGCCGATGCCCAGCAGCTTGGCGGGGATGCGCTGGCCGCTCATGCCTGCACCTTGCAGGCTGCGGCCTGGTCCAGCGCTTCGCGCGCCTGCTTGGCGCGGCGGTCATCGCGTTCATTGCTCCAGCGCCACAGCAGATAGGCGGCCTGCAGGAGCAGGTAGAGGATGGTGAGCGCGGTCACGGTGTGGGTCATGGTCCAGCCGTTGGCCAGATTGGTGGCCACCACGGTGACGGGTGGAGCGGCCTTGGCTCCCTCTACCGCAACGGCTTTCACGATGGTTTCGCGGTCCATATCAGTCCCACAGTTGAATCATTGGGCGGGCCGGCGCGGGCGCGGCCACCAGTTGGACGGGCTCGCCAGCGCCCAGGCCTGCGGCCCGCTTGGCCAGGCCTGGGTGGGCGTTGAGCGTGGCTTCCACGGCGCCGGCCGTGCGGCCCAGGTGCCGGTGGCACAGGGCGTCCAGCGTGTCGTGCTCATGGGCGCGCACGGTGGTGGTGGGGCTGCTGGTGGTGGTCATGGCTACAGCAGTTCCACGGTGCAGCGGGCACGGCCCACCAGGTCGGCAATGGCCCAGCGCTGGTTTTTGCGGTGGTAGTCCACCTTGGCCGCCAGGGCCTCGCGCACGGCTTCCTCGCCGCCGCCGCCCACCTTGGTGGCCGCGCTTTCGCGGTAGGCCTCCTGCAGATCCGCCTGCAGACATTCGTGCACGGCGCGGCGGTAGTGCAAGAGCTTGGCGCTTTCGCCGCCGACCTGGGGCGCGGGCACGTCCGCCAGCTGCGCATAGCCCCAGCGGGAGCGCTGCTCGGCCGCCCACTCGGCCAGCTCGGCATTGACGCTGAGCATTGCGTCCTTGAGGGCCGGCAGCAGGCGCGCGGTGGTCACGGTGCCGTCCAGGCGGCAGGCATCGCGCACCTGGGTGGGCGCCAGTTCGGGAAACCAGCCGTCATTGCTCACGGTGGACTCTGCGGTGGATGCTGGCGGGTTGGCGTTGGCAATGAAGGACATGGCAGGCGGTGGCGGGTGGTGTAGGTGGGCGGTGGTCCGTGGCGTTGGCCGTGCATGGCATGGCCAGGTGGCCGTGGCCACGGAGCCGCCCGGTGCGTGGGGTTCGCTCAGGTGGGAGCGACGGACTGCTGCAGCTCGGTCAAGCGGCGCTCCAATCGCTCCACGTCTTTTTTCACGCCCACCTTTTCAAACAAGGTGACGGCGCGTGTCAGGTGCTCCAGCGCGATTTGCACGGGCTGCAGCTCCAGCTGTTTGGGGTCCACCTCGGTTGTGGTGGTCTTGCCCATGGCGGCCCAGCCGATGGCCTTGTGCAGCTTGGCGCGCACCTGGTCATGGATGTCCAGGCCGGTGGTGAGCTGGTCCACCTTGGCCAGCGTGACCATGGCGTCATGGCCGGCCAGCTTGCCGGCAATGGCGGCCTCGGCGGTTTCTTCCATGACCACCGAGGCCAGGTCGCGGCTGTACCTGTCGGACATCTGCAGGCCGTGGCGTAACGCGTAGTCGGCCAGCTCCAGGACGCGGGGCCAGTTGCCCACGTCGATCTGCCACACGAGCACCTCCACCAGCACCGGGTCCTGAGCGCCGGCATCAGCCTGCAGCACGCCGTCGATGTAGGCATCAAAGTCGGGCAGGAACTTGGCTTTCGCCGCAATCTTGTTTTCGACGGCCTTGATGTTTTTCAGCGTGGCCTTGTGGGCATACAGCGTGGCCAGCATGAGCTGGTGTTCGCTGCCTTGCATGGGGCCGTGCGGGTCGGCCGCTGCTGCCAGGGCGGCCTGCTGCTCGGCCAGCACGCGGGCTAGGTGGCGTTGGGCGGGAGTCTGCGGCATTGGTTGCTCTCTTGGATGGCGGAATTGCGGGGCCACGTCTTGGCGAAAGTCGTGGCCCCAAAAGCCCGGAGACGGTGCGATCAATCTCTGGGGGTGGCCTCGATGCTTTGGGCTATTCCAGAATCTCGATGTTTTCCACGAGGGCACACAGGCCGTAGTCCTCGATCACGTAGTCATCGTTCGAGCTTTCATAGAACTCGATGCGGTTGCGTTCGGGGACTTCCTTGATGGCGCGGCGGCGTGCGCCGTTCTGGTAGTAGATGGAAAGGTTGTCCAGGCGGGTGACGAGCACGCTGTCGGCCGGGAAGTAGGGCACGGTCAGGCCTGGCAGGTTTCCCAGACGCTTCTGGCTGCGCACGATGTCTGCCGCCAGTCGTTCGGTGGGCGCGTCGTAATCCGACACCAGGGGGAACAGCTTGTCATGCATCAGCTTGCGGCCGGTGATGGCAACAAGCCCGGGATCTTCCTGATGCCAGGTGTCCAGCAGCGTGTTGGTCACGTCGAAGACCAGGGCATCAAGGTTCTTGTAGTCGCCGCCAGACCCCACAGAAACCTTGCCAGCTTGCTTGCCTTCGCTCATGACACGGGCGGCCGCCTTCTGGCGGATGTTTTCCAGCCAACCGATGTTGACGTCCTGCAGCAGCGGGTTCTGCACGCGATTGGTGTTGTCCGCTGCGGTCCTGCCGTTCCACCCAATCATGATGCGATCGAGCGCGCAACGCTTGGCCACCACTCCGCTGATACGGGTCTGAAAGTCTTTGAACTTCGCCCAGGAGTCGATCTTCGCGTAGGTCAGGTGCGTGTCGTAGTCGGTATGGCGGCAAAAGTACTTGCCGCTGTCCATCGTAGTGGGGTCGCTGGTCTTACGCACGCCGTTGCCGCTGGTGTCAGTGCGACTGGCGATGGTGCCGCCCACCCCCAGGCCGACCTTTTCACCAGACTGCTCGGCAACGCCGTTGATGTTGATCAGGCCGAGAAATTCACTCGACTCCTGAATCTTGGTTTCCAGGCGCTGCTGGACCGTGGGGTCAACGTTGAATTTCAGGGATGCATCGGACACGCCCGACATTTGAGCCTGGCGGGCCATGTAGTCGTTGTAGAGCTTGCGCGTGGTGTTGAGCATGGTCTTTTCCTATGGGGTCTGCGGTATGAGGGGGGGCCTGGGTGGCCGGTATCAGAAGTCGGCCTGTTCCACGCCGCTGCCGCCATTGGCGGGCGGGCGTTGGTGGCCGGGCTGCTCTTCCTGGCTGAGCTTTTTCACCAGGTCGGTGTGCTGGGTTTGGAGCTGGGCGAATTGGCTGGCCACCGCATCCTGCTTTTTCGCCATGGTTTCGAGCACTTGGCCGATTCCGGTGAATGCCTCCAGCACCTTGTCCTTGTCCACGCTGTGCGACTGCACGGGCTCGGGCTTTTTTTCGGGCTGCGGCATGAGGCGCTCCAGCACCTTGGTGAATGCGCTCACCACGGCTTGCACTGCGCCCGATTCGCCACCAGTGACTGCCGGTGTCTCTTCAAACACCAGCTCCGCAGGTTCAGCCACCGAGAACATCAGCGCCTGGTCCACCTTGCGGCCGACAAACGGGCTTTTCGCCAGGTCGCCGGCCGAGAATTTCAGCACCTCGGTGCTGAGCGAGGCGGGGCTATCGGTGACGGCCAGGCCGAAGAAGTAGGCGCCGCCCGTCTTGGGAAAGCTGGGATGAATTTCGATGGAGCTGAAAATCTTCTGCCCCTTCTTGTTCATCTCGATGAGGCCCTGCAGCGGCTCGATCTGCGCGAACAGCTGCAGCTTCTTTTCCTCGTTTTCTTCGGCCTTCAGTGCCAGCACGTCGCCCAGGGCGTCGAATGGACCACCGGGCACGGTGCCCCGGTAGTGCTCCAGCCAGACCCGCGCACCATAGGTTTTTTCGCGGTCATAGCTGGCGGCCATTTGCTGGATTTCGGCGCGCGTGATTTCGCGGCCATCGGTGGTGGCGCCTTCGGTGGCCACGCGGAACCATTTGGACTTGGTGGGCATGTGCTGCAGTTCGGTGGATGGTGTGGATCGGCCCCTTTTGGGGATGCCTCTATGCTCCCGCCGCACCGCGTAGGCGTCCAACTGAATGGCCGGTGCGAGGCGATCACAGCGGGCAAAGTTGATGCGCGCGCGCGAGGGCATGCAGACACTCGATGGCATGACTTCTGCCGTGCGCCGAAAGAGGCCTGCCAACCCCTTTCCCATCCAACCCGACGCCCCGCCGCCCGACCAGGTGCAGCTGCTGCATGACCTCACTGCAGACGGGGAGGCGGGCCAGCGGCGCCAGGCTCGGGCGCTGTATTGGATGGGGTGGCGCATCACCCATATCGCCGAGCACCTGGGCATTGCACGTACCACGCTGCACGACTGGAAAAAGGCCGATGGATGGGATGCGGCCAAGCCCGTGGAGCGTGTCGAGGGATCGCTGGAAATGCGCCTGTGCACGCTCATCAACAAGGAGGGCAAGGGCAACGGCGACTACAAGGAAATCGACGCGCTGGGGCGTGCCATGGAGCGCTTGGCGCGCGTGCACAAATACGAGCGCACGGGCCGCGAAACGGATCTGAATCCGGCCATCGAAAAGCGCAATGCCGGGCCAAAGAAGCAGCCCGAGCGCAATCACTTCACGTCCGAGGACGTGGACAAGATCACACGGGCATTTCTGGATTCGCTTTTCAACTACCAAAACACATGGTGGGAGCAGATCCAGCAGCGCACGCGAGCCATTCTGAAATCGCGCCAGATCGGGGCAACGTGGTACTTCGCCCGCGAGGCCCTAATTGATGCCCTGCAGACTGGCCGCAATCAGATTTTTCTTTCGGCCAGCCGTGCGCAGGCCCATGTTTTCCGGCAGTACATCATCGCGTTTGCAAAGGAGCATTGCGATATCGATTTGAAGGGCGATCCCATCGTCCTGAGCAATGGCGCCACGCTGTATTTCCTGGGCACGAGCGCGCGCACCGCGCAGTCGTACCACGGCAATCTCTATTTCGATGAATTCTTCTGGGTCAACAACTTCACGGAGCTTTGGAAAGTGGCCAGCGGCATGGCCATCCACAAGCATTGGCGCAAGACGCTGTTTTCCACGCCCAGCAGCCTGCAGCACCAGGCCTATGCCCTGTGGAGCGCCGAACGCATCAACAAAAAGCGCGCAAAGAAGGACCGCATAGAGCTGGACCTGAGCCATTCGCACCTGGCTGGCGGCTTCACCGGCGAGGACAAGATATGGCGGCAGATTGTCACGGTGCTGGATGCGCAGCGCGGCGGCTGCAATCTGTTCGACCTTGACGAGCTGCGTTTTGAGTATTCGGACGAGGAATGGGACAACCTGCTGATGTGCGGGTTTGTCGATGACACCTTCGCCGTTTTCCCGCTGTCCACGCTGATGCGCTGCCATGCGGACAGCTGGGATGCGTGGAGCGATTTCAAACCTTTCACGCTGCGCCCCTTTGGCCAAAAGCCCGTCTGGATTGGCTATGACCCCAGCCACACGGGCGACTCGGCGGGCCTTGTTGTGCTGGCCCCGCCAGACAAGCCGGGCGGCAAGTTCCGCGTGTTGGAGCGCATGCAGTTCAAGGGAGCAGACTTTGAAGGGCAGGCCGAAGTCATCCGCCAGATGACTGAGAAATACAACGTGGCGCACATCTGCATTGATTCCACAGGTCTGGGCCAGGGCGTCCTGCAGATCGTTAAAAAGTTCTTCCCGGCCGTGAAGTCATTGCAGTACAGCGTGGAGGTCAAAACGCGCCTGATCATGAAGGCGCAAAGCCTCATGCGAGCCGGCCGCTTTGAGTTCGATTCTGGCGACGTTGACCTGCAGCGCAGTTTCCTGGCCATCAAGCGCGAAATGACGGGCTCAGGCAAGAGCGTGACCTATGCGGCTGGTCGGGGCGGCGAAACAGGGCATGCAGACCTGGCCTGGGCTTGCATGAATGCGATGGACAACGAGCCACTGGAGGCCGTCGCCGTGGGCGGCCTTCCCAGCCGCACGACTTTGGAGATTTACTGATGACAGACACCACAGCCCCAGCAGGCACCATGAAGGCGCCGGCCACTGCCGAAGCATTCTCTTTCGGCGATCCCGAGGCCGTGCTGGACCGACGCGAAATCTTGGATTACGTGGAATGCTGGCTCAATGGGGATTGGTACGAAACCCCCATCAGCTTCGATGGTCTGGCGCGCACCCTGCGCGCTGCCACCCACCACGAAAGCGCCATCCAGTTCAAGGCCCAGGTGCTCGCCAGCACGCTGCGTCCGCATCCCCTGCTGAGCCGCGCCACGGTGCATTGGGCTGCTCTGGACTTCCTTGTTTTTGGCAATGGCTACTTGGAGCGCCCGCGCAATCGTCTGGGTGGCACATTGCCCCTGCGCCACATACTGTCCAAGTACACGCGGCGGCACCGTGGCTTGAGGCTTTTCGGGTTCCGTCGCTCCTGGCAGGAAGAGCACACGTTTCCCGAAGGCAGCATTTGCCACATCTTCCAGCCCGATGTGCACCAGGAAATCTATGGACTGCCGCAGTACCTGGCCGCCCTGCAATCTGCCTGGCTCAATGAGTCGGCCACGCTGTTTCGGCGCCGGTATTACAACAATGGGAGCCATGCCGGATACATCCTCTATCTGAGCGATCCCGAAGTGGCAAAAGACGATGTGGATGCGCTGCGCCAGGCCTTGAAATCTTCCAAGGGCATGGGCAATTTCCGCAATCTGTTTTTCCATTCGCCTGGCGGCAAAGAGAAAGCCATCCAGCTGCTGCCCATCGGCGAGGCGGCGGCCAAGGATGAATTTTTCAACATCAAGAACGTGAGCCGCGATGACCAATTGGCCGCCCACCGCGTGCCGCCGCAGCTCATGGGCGTGGTGCCGGCCAATGCTGGCGGCTTCGGCGATGTGGTCAACGCTGCACGGGTGTTTGCGCGCAACGAAATCCAGCCCCTGCAGACGCACTTCGCGCAGACCATCAATGAATGGATGGGGGATGTTGTCTGCAGCTTTGACCCTTACCTGCTGCCCAGCGTTGAGCAGGCCCAGCAAGGTCTGGTGTAG